AGCTACCCTGTTGGTGACGGTGCAGCACTTTGCTCATCTACTCACCCAAGCATGTCTGGTAACCAGCGTAACGTATTGTCAGTAGCTGCTGACCTCAACGAGACTTCTCTTGAGCAAATGCTTATTGACATTGCAGGTCTTACCGATGAGCGTGGTCTAAAGATCGCTGTTCGTGGTACAAAGCTGATCATTCCTAAAGAACTGCAATTTATTGCAGAGCGTGTGATCAACTCTAACCTACGTTCAGGAACTGCGGACAATGATCTCAACGCAACCAAGAGCATGGGAATGCTTCCAGAGGGTGCAGTGGTTAACCACTTCCTAACGGATACCGATGCTTTCTTCATTAAGACAGACGCACCTAACGGCTTCAAATACTTCAACCGTTCGCCAATTAAGACGGCAATGGAAGGAGATTTTGACACCGGTAACATGCGATTCAAGGCACGTGAGCGTTATAGCTTTGGTGTTTCTGATTGGCGTTGTGTCTTCGGCACCCCAGGTGCTGCATAAACCATTGTAATATAAGGTAAAATCTTATAACTAAGGTTTGGGAAGGGATAGGTAAAACTATCCCTTTCTTTTTGTGTTAATTTTTTGTATTCTAGGGGTATCCCTGACAGTTGCATGGTGCGACTGACATTTGCCAAGACAGGAGAAAACATGGCTAATACTACTTTTAATGGACCGGTCCGCTCAGAGAACGGTTTCAAAGACATTACCAAAAACGCCAGTACCGGCGCAGAAACAACAAATATCTCTATTACCTATGACGGCACAAACAGTGTTGTTATCCTTTCTGATCTACCTACTTCAGATCCATCAGTAGCAGGTCAGCTTTGGAGCAATTCAGGCGTTCTAACTGTTTCTGCTGGTTAATAGGGGCTAAAAATGGCTAATTCAGACGTAAAAGCAAAACGTCTGACCGGTACAGGCGCGGCTAGTGTTGGTCGCGCCCGACTGCGTCAGGTTCAAGTTTTGACTGGCGCTGGAGCTGGACGTTTAACTGTGACCGATGGTAATGGTGGTGCTACGGTATTAGATATCGACTTTTTAGCATCAGATTCGCATTCCGTTAACATTCCAGACGAAGGCTTATTATTTACAGATGATGTTTATATAGCTACTGCTACAAACATCACCGCAATGACCATCTTCTACAGTTAGGAGTTTGAACATGGCCCGTGAAGTAAGCTCCATCTCTCGCGTAGGAACATCCGAGCCGTTTGAGCTTCAAGTTGCTCGTGGGCAAATATCATTCCACAAAACTGTGTTTAAGTTTGGTTACAACGCTGTTGTTGGATCTACAAAAGAAACCATCTGGGAACAAGGTGGTTTATACGCTTATCCTGCATCAGCCACGGTAATGACCATATCAAGCAGTTCAGTTAATGACACTGCCGCAGGAACTGGTGCAAGAACAGTAGAAGTTTTTGGCCTAGACGCTGATTACAACGAAATAAACGAAGTTGTCATATTAAACGGGCAAACGGCTGTTAATACCACAAAATCTTATCTGCGTATAAATCGCGGCATTGTTCGCAGTGCAGGTAGTGGTGGAGCAAACGCTGGAACACTTTACGCAGGAACAGGCACAGTGACCGCTGGAGTTCCAGCTAATATTTACCTGACCATAAATGGGGATGGTGATAACCAAACATTGATGGCCCTTTGGACAGTTCCCTCAGGATATACAGCGTTCCTTTCAAAGATGTCTTTGTCCACAGGCACATCTACCAACACCAAAGCTCTTTTGAATGCTAGTCTTGTTGCTAGACCGTATGGAGAGGTCTTTCAGATAAAGGAAAGATTTACTCTTACAGATGGGGCGCACGAACAGTTTTATACTTTCCCGTTAAAGTTTACAGAAAAAACAGACTTAGAGATGAGGGCATTTTCTTCTTCAGGGTCGGTTGACTTTAATGTCTCCGCGTCAATGGAGTTTGTTTACATTCAAAACGGAAGTGACTTGTAATGGCTTCTACGAAAAATGTTAAAAGATTACCTTCCGGTCGTTTGAGTTATAGAGGAGAAACCTTTGCTGGATATAACAAACCAAAAAGAACTCCCGGAGGGACAAAGAAATCCGCTGTCTTGGCTAAAAAAGGTGACCAAGTCAGGATTGTTAGGTTCGGTGATCCGAACATGTCTATCAAAAAAGACCAACCGTCCCGTAGGAAGAGTTTCAGGGCGCGGCACAACTGCGCGAGCGCTTCAGATAAATTTTCCGCAAGATATTGGTCGTGTAAAGCGTGGTGATGATATGAGTCCTGAAGAAGTTTTATCTAAACTAGCCCAACATGAAATGAAGTGTGATCTTCGATATCAACGTATTGAAGAACGCTTGGATGACCAAAAAGAAGAACTTCTTTGGTTGAAAAAAATGATGTGGGGGATTGTGGTTTTAATTTTTATAGCCCCTATGGTTCATAAACTGTTAGGAGGTTAAAAATGGCTGCTTCTAAAGGTTTATATGAAAACATTCACGCTAAACAAGAGCGTATTAAAGCTGGTAGCGGAGAAACGATGAGAAAACCCGGTACTAAGGGCGCTCCAACAGCTAAAGCTTTTAAAGAGTCGGCAAAAACGGCCAAAAAACCAAAGAAAGTTAAGAAAACTAAGAAAGTTAAGAAAACTAAGAAAGCTACAACATGAGCACTTCGGGCAGCAAGAACTTCGAATTAGATGTAGCAGATTACATCGAAGAAGCTTTTGAGCGCTGTGGCTTAGAGGTTAGAACCGGTTATGATCTCAAAACAGCTAAAAGATCGCTTAATCTTTTGCTTGCGGATTGGGCTAACCGTGGTCTAAATCAATGGACTATCAAGCAACGCTCATTAACTTTGGTGGCTAATGACGGTGAATATGATCTTAGTACAGACGTTATTGATGTTTTGTCTGTAGTAGTACGAGTTTCTGGTACAGATTACTCATTGGAAAGATTGAGTCGAGACGAGTATCTGACAATCCCAACTAAGACTACAACAGGAAGACCTAATCAATTCTTTTTAGATAGACAACTTACACCTAATTTAAAATTGTGGCCTGTACCGGATAGTTCTACAACTTACACCGTGTATTATGATGCTTTGACTCGTATGGATGACGCCGATACGTTTACGAATACTATGGATTTACCGTTTAGGTTTTATCCCTGTTTAGCCGCAGGATTAGCTTATTACATAGCTTTGAAGAAAAATCCTCAACGCGTACAACTGTTAAAGGCCGTATATGAAGAAGAGTTTCAAAGGGCCGCGGAAGAAGATCGAGACCGAGCTTCGTTCAATGTTGTTCCTAAGTATTCATACTATAGGGCCGGTTAATGGCTAAGTTTGCGTCAGGTAAAGACTCGTGGGCTATTTCTGATCGATCTGGTCAGAGATATCCGTACCGAGTTATGAAGCGTGAGTGGAACGGCTTGTTAGTTGGTCCAGATGAATATGAGCCTAAACACCCGCAATTAGGGCCGTTTAGGAAGGTAGTTGATCCACAAGCTTTGCAGAACGCTAGACCGGATAGGGTTGAACCTTTGGATGTATTTGTTGGTGTTCCATTAGTAGAAAATGAGAATTTAAGACCTGCTACCGGATTTGGGCAGGTTGGTACAGTTACGGTGACTACATCATGAGTTTTACTTACGGACAATTAAAGCAAGCAATACAAGACTACACAGAGAACGACGAAACGTCCTTTGTTAATAATTTGCCTGTATTTATACGACAAGCGGAAGAACGGATACTTAAAAACGTTCAATTAAGCTTGTTTAGAAAAAACGTATCTGGTTCGATGACCTCGTCTAATCAGTATTTAGCTTGCCCAACAGACTTTTTAACACCGTTTTCGCTATCTTTTATTAATGGTAGTAGTAATCATGTGTTTTTAGAATTTAAAGATGCTGATTTTGTGCAGAGCTTTAATCCGAACGCGGCAACTACTGGAGCGCCTAGGTACTACGCTGTTTTTGATGTGGATAATTTTATTATTGGTCCTACCCCTGACAGCGGTTATGCGGTCGAATTACATTATTTTTATAGACCAGATAGTTTGACAGCCGGTTCTGACAACGGTACTACCTGGCTTAGCGAGAATGCCCAGATAGCTATGTTATACGGA